AAAGTCTAGTCCACTCATCTTTATTACTTGTATCCACAATAAACTGTCTAATTTCTTGTCCAGAAGTACTAATGGAGTATGTTCCAGCTTTATTCATAACATATGCAGAAACTACGACATCTTCTCCCCCTTTAGCAGCTACTGGAAGATATACCGTAGTAGATATTTCTCCACCACCTGCTTTGCTTACGTGACCAACATTATTACCAAATAAGGTAGCAGTAGTTACTGAAGTAAGTGTTGTACCGGAACCAGCAACCCAATTATCTGTTACTTCAAATGAAGGATTTGATACAAAATTAATACGATTTTTAGTTTCCCAACGACAATCTTCTACAAAGAAAAAAGTTTCAGTTATTGGGTCAGCTGGAATAGGTGCTCCATCCCCACTAAAAAAAGCATCTGTAGAATCGTTTTGTTCAAATAAAAACGCATCAAAATAAAATATATCGTCAATATCCGCAGTTTCAATATAAATTGCTACTTTAGCTAACGGGATTCCTGAATCTTCAGTATAAACAGGAGCTATTGAAGTAACAGATATTCTTTCTGCTTCTGAAGTAAGCAGTAATGGGTCTGAATCTACAATATAAGGGGTAGTTGGATAGAATTTTCCATCGTCATCTGTAAAAATTGTAGTCTGTTCATCAGCACTTTGCTGTACTGAATACTCAATGCGAGCAGTAGCATTGTGGGCAGACCCACTTATATATGCGCTAAAAGTATAACTTTTACCTGGCTCTACCGGAATCCAATCTGAAACTAAAGCAACTCTGTCTTGATCTGAAGTAGCAGTTAGTTTTGCTACTGAATTTCCGTAAACAGTACTAGAAGCTGGAGGATTAAAATCTTGAGATAAAGTCGAGTTTAGGGGGTACCAGCCTCCAATTCCACCATCAAAAGATGGGTTTTGAATTAGGTTTTCTTTTTTTCCTTTTACTACTACTTGTACTAAACGAGCGTCTTGATATTCTAATGAATATTGAGGCTCACAAAGTTGAAACATATCAAAAAAAACTTCAGAGCTATTACTATTTGGAGTAAAGGATATCGTTACGCCGGCATATGACGCATTAGACGGAGATATTTTGCCGTTTCTTCCTGAGTCTGATGGAGTAGTAAACTCAACCCAAGAAAGAGTAGTTAAATTTAGAGTCGTTCCGTAAGCAGTAGAGGAAATTACAGTACCGTTTTTATCATACCAATCAATCCGAGCTTTAACAGAGGCGTGCTGCAGTGGTTCTTTAAGCCTGGTCCAACCACTAAATATGTAACGAGTGTTTGGTTTAATAGGTATTCCATATAACACAGGGGTAGGCATAGACTCTACTGTACCTACAGGCAAACTTGGGTAAACTATTATTTCGGGATTTCCGGAGTGCCCGTGTGATCTAGCAAATCCTTTATTTCTTGGAGGAAAGAGAAGATCGTATAATCCAGGATTTGGTGGGGTTATTGTTTGATTAAAGTCAGAGGCAGAATTAGAGTATAAGTGATGATCAAAATCTCCTTCTAGGGTTCCCCATCTCCCTACAGATTCTTCAAATGAAGAGTCGTTATAATCTAAAAATAAATTGTGTCCAACTACTACTTCATTTGACCAGTGCGTCAAAGCAGTAGTGTAGGTATTAACAGCTGCGCTAGTTCCTTTAATAGAGTTAATAACGTTGCCAGCACCAAGTACGGACCTATGATAAATGTCCCCTAATGAAGGTTCAAATGTAAATCCAAGATCTGTAATTTTATATTTTAAGGCAGAGGTCGGAATATATTTATAATCTGAGCTTTTTTCTAAAATATTAGCTTCTGTATTAAGCTTGTCATATTCAAAAGCATAAGCTGACAAGGTGTTGTAGAAATACCCATCTTCTGGTTCTCCAGTAGCATCTCCTGGAGCATTAAGCCAAGCTCTAGGTATCCATTTAGAAATTTTATTTAACGTATCTGTTTCATCTACAAATATAGCTCTAGCATCTCCGCAATTAATCCATCGGGTGCCGTTAAAAACCCAAAAAGAATATGTAACTTCAATACCTTCATCTAAGCTTTGAGAGTCAATATACGATAGACGATAGTTACTTATTACATCTCCGTCTACAAGAATACCTTCATACGGATTATTAGGTGCGCCAGAAAAACTTTTAATTAGTTTCCAATGGGTTGGCAGACCGTCTGCGGGATCAGAAACTACTGACCCCCATCCCAAAGAAATAGTTTCATAATTATAAGACCAGGCCCTAAGATTTACGTTATAGTAAACTCGATTGTTTTCAATCTCGCCATACTTAGGGACACCGTATGTGGTAAAGGAATACTTGGCCATTTACATCCCAGAAAGAAGGAATGGATTAAATCTTACTGCTTCTGCTGTTTCTAGGGCAGAATTTGCAGCAGTATTTAAAGAGTCGTATTCAGAGCTTCCTTCGTACAGAATTTTTCCAGTGTTTACTTTTGGTATGCCCTCGCTATCTACGTTAAAACCTAAAGCGTCATTAGCAGCTCTACTTTCAAATATATTTGCTGTTCCTGAAGTAGTTTTTATTAAAAGACCTACTATTCCAGCAGGAGGCTGTATAGAATCTCCTACTTTTTTAACGTAAGGACTACTTGCGCCAACACCATTTACAAGTCCTACTTCGATGTTATTAATTCTTTGATCAAGGCTGGTCCAAGTAGTAGTTGTTGAAAAAGTTCCGTCGTAATTAGACGTTAAAGGACTTCCTCCAAGAGACGCAGCACCCAATACCAACTCAAGGGCGCGTACCTCGTCCTGCAGAGCATTTACGTGATCTGCTAATACAGTATCTACTAGGTCTACCTTATTTGTAAAGGTCCTAATACTTGTTGGATATGATGCGGCCATTTACTTACCTCTTCCTATTAGTTTTTTCATGCAAGACCCCCACTTGTTGTAATGATCAAATCGTCTGGGAGTAGGTACGAAATTTGATTTGGCTGCAGAGTAATAGTAGCGGCTGAAGCACTATTATTTGTATTTAACTTAGTTAGGGTTACGGACTCTACCCCAGGAATACTGGCAGCTTTAGACAAAACTGTTGAAAAAGCTATATTCCTACCAAACGTGTTTTTTTCAAAAGAGAATAGCTCTCCCTCATTTAAAAATGCTTTAGCTATTGCTAGTTTTACCGCATTGTTTCTATACGATGGGTTTACTTCTACTGTCATAGAAACATAGGTTCTAACATACTCTGGGGGTTGCACTGAAACAGTCGCCCCTACAGGAATTTTATCCGAAAGATATGATTCTATTTCTGAAGCTAATTCATTCCATAAAGCTGTAGGATTTCCATCAACAATTCCAGGGGTATTAGACCCATCATTTTGAGTCTGTGCATATAAGGTTATTGAGCTATATATTGATCCTACTGAGTTTACTTTCCCAACACGAGGTACTTGCAAAGCAAGATATTTATAATCATCAAGAGTCACTGCACGTTTTCTTGAAATGATTGCAGCTTTAATTTTTGTACGTAGTTGAGAAATATCATCTGCGTCAGCGCCACCTGAAGCTGCGATTGGATTGGAAGCACTTAGATATGACACTGCTTCAGGATCAATATTTCCGGGTATAAACGTAACTTCGGAAACAGAGTTTGATACTACGTTTCCTGAACTACCGACGCTAGTTTTATACAAAGAACTAACAAACTGACCTGTTGGAGGTACGGCTCCATTTATTCCATCACCAAATACAACTGTAAGGGTCCCATCCTCATTTTGCTCTGTAGTAAATACTAGGTCTGAAGGACCAACACTAGTTAGGGCGGCTACATATGTCCACGGAGAAAATGCTTCTCCTTGCCCAACATAAACAATTAAAGAATCATCTACAACCCCAACATCAGGAATTAAAAATTCTTGATTAGTTTCTCCAGTAGAAGTTCCAAGACTTGAAGGAAGAGGTTTATTATTGCTAGGATTAATTAGGTCTGGTCTATCAGTATTTACTGTTTTTCCTTCTCTAGCAGTAAGAGTAATTGTTTGAGATGGTTGAAGTTGGATGGCAGCCTGAGTAGTTTCAAAATAGACTTCTGTAAAAGGTCCAAATAGAAGGGGGGCCATAACTTGAGTTCCAACAGGAATGTCTACAGCTTGATTGCTTATATTTTCAAACAAAAGGTTAATTGATGCGGGGGTTGGACCAGAAGGATTATATCCATAAAGTTTTGCAAAATTTAAAAGAGTCTCTCTACGTATAGCAGTATCTACCGCGGTTTCATTAGCAACTCTATCTAGGTAGTAGGACATTATGTCCCCCATGTAAGCAAACGCCTCAACAAGAACTGCGCCTAGATCCGAGGGATCCTCTGCATCCCAATTTATATTTGTGCGGGCATTTATAAGATTTACTAAATCATTTTTTAGAGCCGCAAAATCTCTAGAAGTATAGTCAATCTGTATTTCGTTTGCCATCGTTACTCCGTTACCGTGATTGTTCCGTCAATGTTAAAAATAGCTGTGCTAATAGACAAAGTAGTTATAAGATCATTTGGTAATTTTATTATTATCTCAACTTCAGCTATTCCATCTTCATCTGGTACAGATACCAAAACTTGTTCTACGTTAATTTCTGGCATCCAAACAGCTACTGCTTTTTTAACTGCTTGAGATATAGAAGTCTCTAGATTATTACCGTTTTCATAAAGAGCTTGTAACACATCCGTACCATAGTCTGGAAGCATTGGACGTTGATTAGGGCTAGTAGATAGCAAGGTTAACAAACGATCTAAATAAACCTTTCTTGGATCGCTAGTGCTGTTAAGTACGCCAAGACCATCAAGTGTGAATGGGTATGAAATAGCGCTCACTGTACTCCTATCCAGACTGGGTATTCAGGATCCCCAGCTACAAACATCACCCAGATCATCTGCCCGACTACCGGGTAGCTTCTATGGAAAGTATGCTCTGGAACCTTTATAGAGGTATCCGTAGTGGTTATTCCTGGGGCATTTAACCCACTTGCCACAGTATAGAGGCTATTTTCTTTAGAGTCTGTTGTAGATGTCGGCTCATTAGCAACAAATTTGGATTGGCCTTGAGTTCTAGTTTTGGTCTTAGTTATAACGTGTTGATGATTTAACTGTTGATTTCCAGGAGCCTTTGGGACTATGGTTAGTGCAGGAACAGTTTCAGTATCTCCCCGGGAATCTGTAACCGAAACAGGGGTTGTAGTAAGCATTGCCGCTATTTGGACAGCCGTATGGGGAGCATGATCCGGATGATAAGAGGAGTCTGTGATTGGCAGGCATGCTCTTGCCCACCCAGTTACTTCTTGACCTGTAGTTTGAAAAACCTTAACTTTTATACGATTTTGTTTTAGTGGATCGTTTACATCTTCTACTTTTGCTGAATAAATTCCAAAAAATCTAGATCTACCTACTGGATCCATGCCGTATTCGGAGTCTACAAGGTGTGAGTATTTCATCTTGCCTCCCAAATTACTGTTCGCTTTACATTTGAAAAATTAGGTGGGGTAACTGAATACGGATCTGAAGGAACTATGGTCTCTAGTTTACTAGTAACGTTTTGCGTTACTACTGATGTTTTTTCTGTTTTCCCGTAAGTTGGGGTCAAAGGAGAGGCATTAATTTCAAAAGAATTATCTTTCAAAGCAGCATTAGAAGGTTTAATTGCTTGCCCAGATAGTTCTCCTACAATATCTCGAACTTCAGTGGTATTTTTAGCTGAATCACTTGTTTGTCCAAGCTTGTCTGTTCCAACCTTAAGTTCCATTAAATAATTAGCTGGGACTCCCCCAAAGATGTGTTTAATAGACAAAACAGTCCAGTATCCAGACATGCCGTTAGGAAGCCCGTCTAAGTAAACTACCTCGTAAGGTTTTACCGCAGAGTTTCCTACTACTACTACCTTAGCTCTATACTGATATCGTTTTGCATCAGCTAAGTCATTAGCTATATACTTAGATTCAGTAAGGCTAGTAGCAACATCATAAACTTGATGTTTATTGAATGAGGCTACATTTTTGTCTTTTGAATACTTACTCATTTTTAAAGAACTCCTCATTAGGCACAACTACACCCTTGTCTTCAAAACTAAAGTCCTTAAGTTTGTGCGTAGTTTCAATAACTTTTCCTGTTCGTTCATTGTATCCAGTCACTACACGGTCTACTTTTGCTCCTCTTTCTGGAGAACTATCTGAAATTTCATAAGTAACTCCAATAATAGTTCCATAGCTTCTATTGTATTTAACTGCTGACCCACCAACTGTTGAGTCTTCGTATTTAAAATACTTTGCAGAGGGTTTGCTTTTGCTATAAATTTTATTTTTAGAAACAAAATAAATAGTAGTTCCTTCAGAACGTAGAGCAAATCCTGTTTGTTTGGCTAAACGTCGGCATACTTGCCAATCACTTTGACCAGCAGCTACAATCATTTTTCTTACACGTGGGTGTCTTTGAGTAACGGCTTTCATACCATTTTTTGCTGCAATTTTACTTATTACTTGATCTGCAGTAACATTTTTATATATTTTTTGATCTGTATTCTTTAAATAATAAGACGCAGACAGGCAAACTATATCGGTATTGTTTGAGTCCGCATCGTCTTTAGGAATAATTTCATAGACGTACCCTAAAAATTCTGATTTAACTCTGTCAGTTGTATACGTAAATTTTACTGGATCTTCAGAAAAAATTGAAGTCTCTCTAGACTCTGGCTTTCCTTTAAAATGAAGAACTAATCGATCGTGCTGCTCTGTATCTTGATATAATTCAGCACCCACTAAATTCAGTTCAAAATTAGGATTTTTAGGAAACTCTACTTTAAAGGTAGAGTATCGAGCTGTAGACTCATATACGTAATTTTTTTGAGGATTATTTTCCGTCATAAGGAATCCTTATAATAGTTCCCGGAAGTATTTTAAAAGGATCTGAAATTTCTGGATTTATCTCCATAATTTCCCACCAGTATTTGGACCCACCAATAAAATAATCAGCTAGCTGACCTAAACTATCTCCATCTACCCAAGTATATTCAATATAGTCTACTTTTTTTTCTTTTGAAAATTTTCGAAATACCGAGATAGTATAGTTGCTTGTGTATTTGTATTTTATCTGGGCTAAGGGACCATCGTAGTATCGAGACACTCTTTCTATCATGATGTAGTAGGCTCCTCTCCGGTAGATGCGTTAGC